AAAAGACCTACGTTCTCAACAAACCGTTGAAGGCTTGGTAAGAATGTAACACTTAAGTGTGCATCGATCTAAGCTCCCAAAGGGAAAATTCTCACGTGACGAGTGAGAGAATATAGGTAGGCTGTGCTGAGTCGCATTAGCAACTCTGAACACGAGGCTAGCACCCTCCCAGTAAGGGGCAGGTACGGCCTATATTCTTAATCTTGTCATGGACAGTCTTCACTGAGCCATGCAAGTATAAAGTTGACTAGGAATATTAGATTATTCTGAAATTCCTGTCAAACACACGAATTTATTCGTGTGTCTTGATAGGAGGGGGTCAACCTCCTTGTATGGTTATGGTGATGAAGCTGTGACCTAGTCCGTCTCCCTTGAGAGGGTGGCTGCGGCCCGGGAAACCGGAAACCGAAGTCTTACAGACTACTTATATTATGATCACAAAAGCTACATTCAATAATTTATATCGAATAATAACTGATGCGACCGTAACTGTAGGTAAGTATGTAAGTGCCAAGATCTCTGTAAAAAGAGGTCGACCACTTATCAACCTATTTGAAAAAATAGGAAGAGTAGTGGGTGGACGAACGTCAAATTCATCTGTTCGAGTCTTAATCACTTTCTTAAGTCATTGTTCCCTAATTGCTCGTAAATCCGGCTTGCGTTTTCTTTGTATTTACTTGAAAACGCAATACGTTAATTTACAGCAATCCATAGCTGGACATCCTCTTCGTGACCTTACTCCTTTAGGAGCTCGGGTATCTCGAAGAGGAGGTGGGATTCCTTCATGTATCCCCATCCTTCACAGGGTGTGGATCCGTAAAGGGTCCCATTTCCACGTACGATTCTGGTTATCTCTCTTCTCTATCTATAGAGTAGTAGAGTTTCCCGGAAAAGTAAAATTGGCAACGATTACCGATCCTTTCGGAGGGAATGACCTTAGTCATTCTCTCTCAGAGTTCTCCTCGTTCGTCTGCGGTCCCTTCAGGAAATCTTTGGAAAAGAAATTTTCCACTGATTTTCTTTGGGATTGCATTCACGATCGAAGAGAGGCTCTGAGATCGTTACCGATTAAGCCTTTCATGACGGCTAAGTCCACGCCTGCCGTGTCGGGTCATATATCAACCTCCTTTGTGGGGATGATTATGACTTTACACGCTTGGCGTTTCAGTCCTCTTCTTCCATATCTTAAAGATTGGATGAAGATGACTGGTAACACAAGGTTCCTCAATTGGTTTGAGGAAGGCCTAAAATTTGCTCAAGGTAGGTTGGGAACAACCTACCCTGATCTTCCTTTAGGTAAACTTGGGTTAAAGGACGAGCCCGCCGGAAAGGTTCGTGTGTTCGCTATGGTCGACTGCATTACGCAGTGGGTTTTCCGCCCACTCCATGACCGAATATTCGAGATCTTGAGGTTAATCCCTCAAGACGGAACGTTTGATCAGGAACGGCCCCTTACTCACCTAGGTGAGTTAGGAAAGACGGGTCGAAAACTTAACAGTTTTGACCTATCGGCAGCAACTGACAGATTACCAGTGAAGATCCAAGCTGTGCTTCTGAGCTCCCTTCTGGGGGCTCATTTAGCGCATCTTTGGATGATTCTTCTCGTATCTCGGGAGTATGCCCTTCCCGAAAGAGCTTGTGAAAGCTCGGGAACGGATAGGGTGTACTATTCAGTCGGACAACCAATGGGGGCCTTGACTTCCTGGGCCATGTTAGCCTTGACGCACCACTGTATTGTACAGTGGGCGGCTAACAGGGCAGGAGTGATCAAGCCCGGAGAGTGGTTCTCGGATTATGCCGTCCTGGGGGATGACATAGTCCTAGCAAACGAAAGGGTCTCTCGTGAGTACCTCCTAATCTTGGAAGAGTTAGGAGTTACGGTAGGTCTAGCCAAATCGCTAGAGTCTACACGAGGAGCCTTGGAGTTTGCTAAGCGTTTCATAGTGGGTAACGTAAATCTGTCCCCTATTCCTATTGTGGAAATAGTGGCAGGTATGCGTAACCTATCCGCCTCGATTGAGCTTGCCCGTAAGTACCATCTTACGGTCACTCAACTTGGTGGTATCCTTGGCTTTGGTTACAAAGTCGTAGGATCTATGAACGGAGCGACCCGTTGCTTGGGAAAAAGGGCGAGAACATTAGTCCTCGCTTACTTGGCCCCAAGGCCCGGATCCGGTAACCTCCTCGGCTTCTTATCTTATACAGGTGAGAAGCCTCGGGAGATTCAATCGTCTCAGATTCAATCGTACAGGGATGCTTTTGCATCTCGTATTATTGATCGTCTGGACGCTTTGACCCCGCGACTAAATGATATCAAACGTTTAGTCACGGTCGACCGGACTCGGGCTCACTATGGAACCATCCAGTTCCCTCTTGACTCTGTGGATATATTCCTTCGGCAGTTCATTAGTATTAATAAACCGCCGAAAGGAAAGAAAGGTCCTAGAACATATCTATCAAATTACTTTTTTAGATCTGAACTCGGTCCTGTCTGCAGTTCCATTGATGAGTGTATCGCAGAGATGCGAACGCACATCGATGATCAAGAGCGACGCTTTATACACTCACTCTTTGAGTATGTGTATAGAGAGCCGTACCTGGATGTCCTTAGTGACCTTGCTAAGCTTAGAACCACTCTTGAAGATACTCTGGACTTCTCCATAGAGGAGATAGAAAATACATTACTAACATTAGATTCTATTGAATCTGACTTTAGTTCTGTAGCTCTATTCCCTCGAACTTCTGAGCGATTATCGGATGCTCCATCGTTTTCGATGGCTCCGAAACGTTTTGTGAAGATGTGGAAGTCCTTTGCATCTTAAACAGATGGAAACCAACCATAGGTTGGTTATTATGTCCTTATGTAGATGTATCCCTCTCTCTTATTCGAAGTGATGCCCAGGCGGAGACCCAAAAGGTCTTGCGCGGTAACTTCTTAGGGTGAACCCCGATCGAAAAGAGGTGGGACAGCCATTCAGTACGTGGTTGGGCCGAATAAGCCCCTACTTAAGGATTTTCAGTCTGACGGTTGATTACCGTCTGGCTGAGGATCCCCTTTAGTAGCACGTTAGGTGATAGGCTGGTGGTTACCGAGATGGAAGAATATAGAGACTTAAGCCCCTTTAGGGACTTAAGAAGACTCGCCGACTAATCATCGGAATAATTTAGAGACCTTGTGTGATTTATTTCATATAAGGAAGACTCGCCACTCGGGAGACTAATTAGAGCCTCCGGCTAGCGCAATTTACGCTGAGTGACTGGTCCTACCTTGTTAAAAGAGTAGGATACGGAGACGAGCATAGTTGGCTTTCTAACGAGAGTCAACCTCTGCCGACCCGACCTATAATTTAACGTAGGGTCTCCCTTCAATGGGATGGTAGTCTTGGGGAGGGGATAAAAGGCCCTCTTTCCAAGAATGTGTTCGTCTCACTTAGTTCATAATAATCAACTCAGCCTTCGGGCTGGGAGTGGATCTACTATGGTTCCGTTCGTTTATACAAGTGATAGGGGGCCCTTACGGGTTACCTCTACACCTAAAAACATTTTCAAAACGTATCTAAGCGTGACGCTCTTCTTTAAATGGGTCTGCGGACCCAATGGTAGAAATACCAGGGGTTG